GTCCTTCTTCAACTTCATAACTTACAGATTGTCCTTCTCTTAGAGATTTGAATCCACTGTTCTGAATTTGTGAGTAGTGTGCAAAAACTTCTTTGCTACCGTCATCTGGAGTAATAAAACCAAAACCTTTAGTATCATTAAACCATTTTACTTTTCCTGTTATCATATTATTTGTTTTTCCTTGTTATATTATTTTTTGCTGTGTGTGTGATTATTATGCCGCCACGTCTGTTTCACTTGGGGCCAATTCTTTTTGTTTCATCTTATCCGCATCCGGGCGCAGTGGTTCCAGCCAACTATCAGCGATATAGGCTTTAGGAGTATCGCCAAACATATTGCTAAGACCTTCTCCTTTAATCCACCAATAGTGATCTGCAATAGGAACAACACAGGTAATACCACGGAAATCAAATCTGCCGCCTTTTTCAAATTTACCTATGTATTTTTCAACCAAGACAATCTTGCCTATATTACCTGGATTTAGACTAAAGATTATTTTAGCGAGATCGCCTTGTTCACATTTCATATTAATCTAATTGTAGTTTAATACAATTTCCTTTTTCAATAAAGTTTGCACTTGCTAATTGTTTATTGTCATATAAATCAAAAGCAATACTTATTCTCGGTTCATCACTATTTGTTATATCTGTATAGTGTGGAACATATGTAGGAAAAATAACAAGTTGTCCTGGTATGTTTTCCACTGCCCAATTTTGACTGTTACAAATAGTAAGATAGTTTGTGTTAGTATTTTCTGCCTGCACTGTAAAATGTCCGCTGATAAAACTTTTTTCTAATTCATTAATCAATCTATGAGCATGGATATTGATTTCTTCACCTTTACGCAGAACATTATACCAACACACTAACCATAGGTCATCTGTAGGTATATTCTTATTAAATTCGTTAAATGTCGTAATACACTGTTTAATATTATGCTTTATGTGATCTTGTATCTTTTTTGTTAAAGGATGATCTATTTTAAAAAAATTATAGTTTGAATAACGAGAAGTTAAACTGTCAGGTAGGTTTGTTCCGCCATCTGGTCCTGGCGGATAACTTTCAATTATCTCTTTTTCTTTTTGAAGAAGAAAATCTACAGTTGCTTTCTTATCAAAGTCTAATACTTCGCTTTTCCAGAACCAATAGTCAATATCAATACCCATAGTAGATTTGATATCTTTTCCATCAATGTTTACTTTGTTAAGTCCTACAAAACCTGTCATGTTATTTTATCCACGCTATCTTTTCGCCGGCCTTCACCCTACGATTGTATTCTTCAACCGAGCCTGGATATCTCCATGCCCATATTGCTACCAATGCCATGAAGCCGCCGCTCCATAGAATTGCGTTAAGGTTTGCTGTGAAGTAGTATGTGAAGATCAATGTTGATGCCATCACTGCCACCATTAGGTATTTTCCTCTAGTGGGGAATACCCTTTTCTTATTCCAATTGGTTAAGAATTTACCAAACCATGGATGGTTATACAACCACTTTTCCATCTTTGGAGAACTCTTTGCGAACGCCCATGCCGCAATAACCAAAAAGATTGAAAATGGAATACCTGGCGTAATCACACCAATGTATGCCATGCCCACACAGAAAAAACCAATTCCCATGTAGATGTATCTTTTAATTTGGTTCATTGTGAATCCTTTCGTTATTATAGTAGTAGTTATCTATATTACAATTAAGGAGTTACAACAATGACTTCTTTAGTTGTAGGATTATAATACATTGGACTAAATCCTGCAGGCGCTGAACCACCAGTTACTTCACGAATAGGATTAATATACAATTCATTACTACCGCTAGGTGTAATAGAGACATTTGATGTAGTAATAATTATTGTGTCACTTGGTTGATTAGGTGCTGTATTTGTCCCTATACAAATAGCGTTGTCGCCTTGATCTTCATATCCTGCTTGATATCCTATTGCAATTGAGTTGTGGCCTTGTCTACCAAAACCTGCTCCTGCACCAATAGCAACAGATTGGTATTGCTGTCGATTATATCCTGCTTGAGCACCTATAGCAACAGAACCATCTGCACTATACAAGTTGCCTGCTCTGTATCCAATAAAAACACTAGAAGAAGTTCTGTCTGTGTTATCTAAACCTGGAGATGTAGTTGAAAAAGAAGAATTATTATTATATAAACCTGCTTGGCTTCCTATGCTGATATTGGCGCCGATCGTTGAGAATATCCCGGCTTGGTTACCAATGTTTATCGTATCTCTCTGGTCTGTGTTGCGCCCTGCTCTAAAACCTATGTTTACACTCCATTTGCCTGCTCCGCTCCTAAATGCTTCATAACCTAACGCAACATAATCTGATGCGTCTTCATCTGCAAATGCTGCTGCTCTTCTTCCTAAAGCAATTTGCAAGGTATCTGATCTTATTACAGGTGAATCTATTCTAGGAGTAGTAATTTGTCCTTCTGCATCGATAATTTCTGTAGAGTCGTCAGCATATACAGTTCCTATAAGGGTGCCTCTAATGTTATCTGATTGAATTGGACCTACTATTTTTCCATCAACAGCATCAACTAGCAATGTGCTGTCATCAGCAAACACACTTCCTTTAATATCACCTCTAATTTCATCTAGTGAGATAGTTTGGAAAGAAAGATTGCCATTGCCGTCTGTTGTTAATACTTGGCTGGCTAATCCATCTGTAGCAGGAAATTGATAACTGCCGTCACCGCCTAGATGCGTAAAGTTGCCATCTAGTTCTTCATAGGTTAATGCTTCACCTTTGTCTGCACGTTTTACTAATGTCATTCGCTTGTAGTTCCATCGTCATCGTAGTGTTTTCCTACGTAACTACTATATTTATTTCCACGTAATCCTGGATTATCTTTTATGTAGTCGAACACTACATATTCAAATCGTGCTGTCTGATCTTTAGTGGGAAGTGATTTAAAACTAAATCCGTCTGCTGTTAATTCTGCTTCTGTATTACTATACTTAGGCATAGCATTATCCGTTTGCTATAACATCACCACTTGCTGTGGCTGCTGCGTTTGGCACCCAACTGCCATGACCTGCTGTCGCATCACCTAGTCTATGAACAGCAATGTTATTTGCATAAACATTTGGTGAAGCACCTACTGCTGGATCTCCACATGCAGTTACATCGCCTATTCTTACTGTAGAACTATTATTAGTGAATACATCAGGCGAGCCAGTTGCATAAGAAGTTTGGTGGAATGGGCTTGGAGTAGGACTAGCATGTCCTATGTGAACGTCTTGACCGACCCTCACTACTCCGGGCATTATGTTACAAGTCCTGTTGTGGATTGAATATATTGTTTAGCCATAGTTTCCATTGTTTTAGAAATTGTAATAATATTCCTATCGCTAAATTTAAGTTGTGCTGTCTCAGGATTTACTGTCATCATATAAGGAGCCAGTCCCATACCTTTTGGTGTATGGGCTAACATTAACGGTTTGGCGATTGTAATTACTTCTGGTCCTTCTTCTACAAGTTTGCCAACTATTTCTTCTCCGCTTGATAGTTTAACAGATACAACATCATTAACTTCGTATGGTTTTTCAATTAACATTATAAAGAGTGTCCTGTTCCGTTGTAACCTGTATCGTCAATATATTTTTCAAACTCATTATATCCGCCTATTGACTTACCGTTAATTTTAATCTGTGGAACTGTTCTTGCACCTGGAAACATTTCAAGAAGTTCTTCTTTCTCGTAGTCAGTGCCTAGTGATTTATATGTGTAATCAAAGTTACGAGTTTCACATAATCTTTTTGCCTTATCGCAATAAGGACACATTGGTTTTCCGTATATTTCTATCATATTACTATCCTGTATAAACTGTTGAACCTTTTTTATCAACGACACGCACCATTAAGTATCCAGAATTTTTTTTGGATATTGCCGCACTTATTGCCTGTGCTTCTGAACTAAATGATCCAAAAACTGTCCAAGCCTCGTAGGGCGAATTTCTCTTAAATTGTGCTTTATACATAACAATATTTACCGTTATAATGTAAAGTCTTTGAACGTGTCTTTTTCGACATCCTGCTTAACACCACCAACAATGTAACTTTCTACTTCTGTTTCTTGTGGTGCAACCTGAAGTCCACTACTACTTAACCAATGCTGTGTCCATGGTAGCGGATTCTGGTTAATTGGTCTATCGTAAATAGTTTTTAGTCCAAGTGCTTTCAGTCGTTTGTTAGCAATAAATTCTACATAGGCGTGTAGTAGATTAGCATTAAGTCCAACAAGTGAACCTTTTGTAAACAAGTAGTCTGCCCAACGTTTTTCTTCTTCAACACATTCACGCCAAAGTTCATATACTTCTTCTTCACACTCTTTTGCAATCTTTACAAAATCTGGATCGTCATCACCCTTTGCCCAATGTTTAAGAATGTGTGTTGATAAGTTTAGGTGTGTTGCTTCGTCACGTGCAATAAGTGAAATAATCTTAGCACTTCCTTCCATTAACTTTAGTTCACCAAATGCAAATGTGCAGGCAAATGAAACATAAAAACGTAAACCTTCAAGTATGTTTACTGTCATCATTGCTTTGTATAGTGCTTTCTTTACATCATACATAGTTCCTTTACCGTGATGAAAATATTCATCAGCAAGTTTATTGAAAGCATCATATTCTTTTGTGACACTTTCCGCTCTAGCAATAATTTCTTTGTCGTCTAGAATAGTATCAAAAACTTCGCTAGGATCTGGATATACATTTTTAACAATATGTGTATATGAACGACTGTGAATAGTTTCTTGGAAGTCCCAACATACAATACAACTTTCTAATTCTGGGTTAGAAACATAAGGCAAAAATGCGAGGCAAGGACCACGTCCTTGCACACTGTCAAGCAGTGTTTGATATTTTAAATTACTTGTAAAGATGTGTTTTTGTTCTTCACGGAAGTCTTGATAATCTGCTCTATCCTTCTGTAGACTAACTTCTTCAGGACGCCAAAAATATCCTAGCATGGTCTGATTAAGTTTATCATACTCAGGATAACGGAACACATCATATCTCTGTGTATTTTGATCTTCACCAAAGAACATAAATTCCTTAGTAAAATCTACTTTATTCTTGTTGAATACTGTTTTTGTCAATGTCTGTCTCTCTCTCTTTTTCGTCATATACCTAATTAAATGTTACAAGCCTCGCATTCACCATCTTCTTCAGATGCAACAGTCTCAACCACAGTGCTGTGACCATTGACGTGACCATTTGTATGTCCATTCATCGTGCCGTTCATTGTAGCACCGTTTACTTTTGTGTCAACGATAGTTTCTTCCAAACCTGCTGGTTGAACATTATCGTCTTCTTCACCTTTAAAATCGTAAGTGTTTTGATAGTAAGAAGTTTTCCAACCCATTTTATAAGTTGTCAACATATCTTTCATCATAACACTCAAAGGCACTTCGTTGTTTTCGAAATGTTTTGGATTGTATGACCAGTTACCAGAAATACTTTGATCAAAGAACTTCTGCATGGCAGCAACAATATTTATGTAGCCTTCATTGCTTGGCATATCCCATAGCAATGTATAAAAATTCTTTAGTTGACCATACTGCGGAACAACTTGTTTAAGAGGCCCTTTCTTCGACTTCTTAATGGACAAGTATGCTCTAGGTGGTTCAATTCCGTTAGTTGCGTTCGACACAACGGAACTGCTCTCCGATGGCATTTGTGCGGACAATGTTGAGTGCCTAAGGCCGTGCTCTTTAATGTCCTTCCTAAGATCATTCCAATCATATTGTAGTTTCGCTTTGATTACATCATCGACATCTTTCTTGTAGGTATCAATAGGAAGAATGCCGTCTGCGTATTTAGTGCGATTGTAATATTCACATGCACCACGTTCTTTTGCGAGTTCATTACTTGCAACTAACAAGTAATATTGAAATGCTTCAGATAATTCATGCACTAACTTCCATGCTTCTTTGTCAGAATACTTAACTTTATTCTTAGCAAGATAATGTGCAAGGCCAATATAACCAATACCAAGTGAACGTCTTGCTTTTGTGCTTAACTCAGCAGCCTTTACAGGATAACCTTGGTAGTCAATGATTTCTTCTAGTGCTCTAACAGCAAGATCACATAAGTTTTCTAATTCTTCAAGATGATTAATTAGTCCCACGTTAATAGCAGAAAGAATACAAAGAGCAATTTCACCTTCTTCATCATCAATATGACTAATAGGTTTTGTTGGTAATGTAATTTCTTGACAAAGGTTGCTCATGAACACAGGATCTTTAAAAGAACTATGACTATTTGTATGGTCAACATTCATAAGATAGATACGTCCTGTTTCAGCACGTTCTTTTAACAAGTCGCCAAACAAATCCATGGCTTTGATTTTCTTTTTACGAATAGAAGTTTTTCTTTCTGCTGTTTCGTAAACTTCTTTAAACTTATCGTTGTCTCCTGAATAGAATGCATCATAAACTTCTGGAACATCATGAGGCGAAAAAAGAGTAATATCTTCGCCAGCCAGTAAACGTTCATAAAATAATTTATTAAGTTGAATTGAATAGTCTAACTTACGCACACGATTGTCTTCTGTGCCTTTGTTATTTTTCAATACAAGAATGTCTTCAATTTCTAAATGCCAAATAGGAAAGTGTGTTGTTGCACTGCCGCCGCGAACACCATTCTGTGTGCAGGATCTTACTGTTGATTCATATACTTTTAGGAATGGGACAACACCTGTATGTGCTACTTCTCCACCTCGGATTTTTGAATTGATTGCTCTGATCCTACCGGAGTTAATACCAATACCAGCTCTTTGAGCGATGTAATAACCAATTGCACTGTTACTACTAAAAATAGAAGGAAGAGTATCGTCCACGTCAACAAGAACACAACTGGCAAACTGACGAATAGGAGTCCTAACTCCAGCCATAACGGGGGTCGGGATGTTGATTTTAAAAAGACTGGTCGCGTCATAATATTTTTTTACGTATGTTAAACGTGTTTCCTTTGGATAGTCAGCAAAAAGTGTTGCTGCAATCATCATATACATAAGTTGTGGTGTTTCAAAAATATCACCATTACTTCTGTCCTGACACAAATATTTATCAACCACTTGCCTTAGTCCAGCATAAGTGAATTCTTCATTACGGTCATGCTTCAGCCATGTGTTTAATTTTTTTAATTCTGTCTGAGTATATTTTTCTTTGATTGCAGGATCGTATACACCACGTTCAATATTTTTGTCGATCATTTGAACCAAAGAGATATGTTCATATTTTCCGTATACTTTTTTATGTAATGTGTATAATAAAAGTCTAGCAGCCGCATATTGATAGTTAGGTGTTTCTAAACTAATCAAGTCGTTGGCTGACTTTACTAAAATGTTTTGAATTTCGTCTGTTGTCATTCCGTCATAAAATTGTAAGTCCGCATTCATTTCGATCTGCGATGCACTTACACCAGAAAGACCTTTACATGCTTCTTCTACAACAAAGTGCATTTTGTCTAAATCTAGTTTCTCTTTAGTGCCGGAACGTTTTGTGATGTATATCTCTTTTGTCATTTTGCCTTCCTATAATTCTTTGTGTAGGGTATTTATCCTAGCATGATTTTACCGCCATGATGTTGGCGAAAAATACAACCTACACAATAGTTCCAACCTTATGCAGGCCGATTGTTAAGTTTTATTATATACAAACATTATCAGAAAAGCAAGTGGAAACTTGTTCAAAGTTGCAATTATTTAGGTTCCGTAGGCAACATCAAAAGATATGTTACCTTCTCTACCGGTTGCTAGGGGATTTTTATAAAAAAGAACAATTGTTTCAATACCGCTGTCTGTATCATTATCTCTAAGTTCTGCTTTGAACTCAAAGTTACTCATGATTTTTCCACCTTCTGAAAGAGCAGAATTATCTGAATATTGGTATTCGTCAGTGTATGACAGTTTTGATAAGTCATCACCAACTGTAAAATTTAATCTTCCTAGTCTTATGTGTCCGCCTAAACGCAAGTTATAGTTAACTGTGATAAAATTGTTTAGTGCTGAGAACACTGCTACAGGTTTAAAACTGTTTGATAGATAAACTTCGCTAAAGTTTCTGTTTAACAATGATGTGTAATCACTGTTGTAAACTTCCGACACACTGTCTATAAGTTCTGAACTAACCACACCAGCATCTTGTTGACGATCGCTTGTGCAATCAATTACAAGATTATCTCTATTCTCGCCAAAATAAATTATTGATGAAGATGGGTTAGCGGAACTGTTGATGCCGTTTCCACATTTTGTAAAGTGGCAACGTAAAAACTTTGTGCCATAGCCATTTGTAGATCTAAATACGTGTGTTGCAATTTCTTCAAACTTACAATCTTCAATGAGCCAACTGTTTGTTTGTCCTGATACACCGTTTGCATAGATAGATGTATCATTTTCAAAAAACTTACAGTTGATAAGTCTCATGGTTGTTTCAGCAACAATAGTTTGGTCAACTTTAACACCTACACTGTTACTTTCAAATTCACAATCTATAAAATTAATATCATCAATTCTTACGCCAGCAACTTCATTGTTTGCTAATACTGCTGAAGGTTCAGTAACAATATTTGCAACTGGATTACCGAGAACATATTCACCTTTCCATTTGACATTTCTAAACTTAATATTTTTCACACCAGTAATAACAGTTTGTCCAGATGATCTTCTAATAGTTAGATTAGATATTTCTATATTCTCTGGTCGATTGCTACTGGTAAAATCAACAAATTCATCTCCTGTTGATGTAATAAATCTAATAGCATTGGTATCAATTTTCAAAATAGTTTGATCAACTGTTTCACCTCTTATAATACAATCACTAGGAATAGCAAGGTCCTGTGAAAACAGATACTCTCCATTAGGAACCATTAATACTTTTTTGTATTTCGGATCTGTATTTCTAAAAAGTTCTGTAAATGCATTTTCAAATGCTGTAACATTGTCTGTTGAACCATCTGCAACAGCACCAAAGTCTGACACAGATACAGCGATTTCATCAATTTTACCTAGTAGTGTTCTAGGTGTAGTAAGTGTAAAACTAGGATTATCAGATGCAAATCTATAAGATGATGCAAGTTCTAAAATATTATCATGTTCTGTTAAAATCTTTGTATTACCAACATAAGGAGCACCTTCTTGAACAGATCCATTACCTATGTAAAGTTCTTGCGAATCTACAGCCCAGGCCAATTCTGCAGAACTTAGTTGCGGAACTCCGCTTCCTGCATTCTTTTGTCCTCTGCGTATTTGTATTTTGCTTATCTGAACAACAGCCACTCTTTATACTCCTGATAATTGTTAGTAGTATTTATCCAGGACAAGTTCTAATCGATGTTGTTGAAAATAGTAGCATTTAACCTAGCAATATCAAGTTTTGCTAGTTCTACAAGCGTGGTATAATTATGGTTTACTATTACTTCTATTTCTTCAGGATGTTTTGCAACTGCTCCTAGAAGTTTATGACACCTGTACTAGTTCTTCACTGTCTTGAGTAAATTCTTCATTTATATACTTGCTAAATGTCATAAATCCTAGTTTATTAAGATACTTTGTAGCATCAAATGCTGCCCTTATAACAAAAGGTTGCCTATTTAAAATAGGTCTATAGGTTTTTTCTGTAAGAAAATAACAAGGATTGGTTTCATGTGTTTCGCATATAAAACTTACTGATGAATTATCGTATACGGTAGTTTTGGTTGACCAGCCTTGGCTGCTTATGCCTTCATTTGTGTATTCTGTTGCAGCATTGTCAATTGGGCCTTGATGTGATTTTACAAAGTTAACTAAATCTGTGCTGTCTGATTCAATTTCATCTAAGAAACTAAAAATAGTATCCTGCTTTAAACTATGATTGAAAAAACTTTCAATTATTTTCTTTCTACTAGGTTTGTTAACTTTGCCTAATAGTAAATTTGCTTTTAACGGTCTGTCAGAAACTTTTACTTTACTTGCTGGTTGTAAATAGATAGCGTGTCTAATTGTAGCACTGATAGCAAACAAATCAATTAATGCAATTTTATCTTCGTGTTTAGCCATCCATTTGCTGTTGGCAGATCTGTTGAGTGCCCAAAGTATGTCACTGGGAGCAACACCAGTTTTGCAAACATCAACTATTTTTTTATCAAAATCCTTTTCTGATAATCCAGTTTCATAAGCATAATCTATCAATATCTTAATTGGTTTTGAGTTTTGATATCTTTCTTTTATTATGTTTTCATCTAGATTAGAATGAAACAAACTGTCTACCATAACTACTACGTCATCTGTATCCATGGCTTCTTTGACATCTACAAGTTTAATTTTGTCTGGCATCAGACCTTCTAACAGATTGTAGTTTGATCTGTTGTCTTTGTTCACATATAACTTAAAATTTTTTTGGGCTGTAATATTACTCATAAATACCTACATGAAACTACAAGAACATGGTTTATTTTTAACTTCTGCTTACACTACTTATTTGCCTGATATAGACAATGTTGCATTTTCTGAACACATATTTAATTTGGAAAAGGCATCTTCGGGTAGGCAGGCAAGTAACAGTGGAGGATTTCAATCTAGTCTTTTTCGGTTTGACAGCATAGATTGCATACAAGCCAAAAAGTTATTTGAACTGATTACAGGCGCATGCCAAACTGTTATTAACGATTGGAACTTTCCATTACAATTAGAAAAGTTTTGTTATTGGTATAATATTAATAGAAGGCACAATTATAACAATGTTCATAATCATCCTGAAAGTTTCCTAAGCGGTGTTTACTATATAAAGGTTCCAGAAAACAGCGGAAGTATAGAGTTCCAAAGATCTGAAAGTGAAAGAGATAGACTGCAATTTCAAAATAATTATCTGCAATCAATTGATAAAGACGTTAATAATCCTAGAGTAAATCTAGTGCATCGTATGTCGCCAGAAGAAGGAAAGTTAATAATATTTCCTGGGCATTTAAATCATCTAGTTGAACAAAATAATACAGAAGATGAAAGAGATGAACGTATATCTATAAGTTTTAACTTTTATAAAGATTTATAATATTCTTCAACTTTATCTAGCCAAAGATCTCTATACTTAGGAAATGTTTCTTCAGTTACTTCAAACTGTTGATATTGTAAATCACGCGAACACATAAACACAACACCTGTTTTAATATCTGTTCCATACACTTCGTTGTGTGCCATTGCATATGCAACTAACTGAAGTTTGTAATCTTCTACCCATTCTTCTTTTTTAGGTTTGTTAGTTTGCTTGTGATCCATGATTGCTGGCTTACCTTTGAATACTCCGCATAGGTCAGTGGTTCCTGAATACAGTCCAGGAAAATATAAACTCTGTTCCATTGCCCATACTTCATCGACATTTTTCAAACCGTTTTCAATTATAACATCTGCCATTGCATTTGCTTTAACATGCACAGGGTTGTTTCCTGGTTGTCTCTGCATTCCACAAAGGTATCTTTCAAGATTGGCATGCATTGCTGTGCCTATGCCTGCTGCTTCTCTTGTGATTTGAGCCGCTTTTTGTTCTCCTACTCTTTTACGCCATTCTAGCAAGTGTGTCATATCTTTCGTAGAACTAAGGATAGTGGTCACGCTTGGAAGTTTTTCACCATCAGGAGTTTGATACACACGTTTTCTTGTTACAGAATCGTTTATTTGTTTCAACTCGTTGTATTTGTATCTTTCAACAAAAGGTGGCGGTGTCATAAGATCAGTTTCATCAGTCATACTGTATATAGTAGTATCAATTTACTAGATTGTCAAGAGTGATTATGCAGTTTGTTGTGCCAATTGTTGAGGAGCAGCACTTGCAGCCGTTGCATCTACAGCATCTTGACTACTTTGGTCTCCTTGTGTAGGTTCTTGGTCTGCATCAGGTGCACCTGGCACATTTAATTCTATTCCGTCTTGGTTAAAATTCTTAACAAGATTTTGTAAAGCAGGAGAACTATCATACATGGATTTGAAAGTTTCATAGTCAGCAGCAATTGATGCATCATTGCTTTGCAAAATTTTATTTAAACCTGCCCAATTGAGTTTGGCTGGGGATTTCTTGCTAGAAGCACGACCTATAAGATTTTTCAAAACAACTACATAGCGATCTATCATTTGATTAGGTGCAAATTCTACAAATCTCATTATTTGATACTCGCTAGTTCTTTTTGTAAATCCATTAGCTCTTGTTGCTTGGCTTTAATTTGATCTTGTATTTCTTTTTTTCTATTTTGTTTGTCAACTGCCTGCTGTGCCATCATCTTTGCTTGAGCTTGAGGATCAGTTGCAACATTTTGTGTTTGACCTGGAACCGTAGGAGGTGGTGTCGCTGCACCTGCTCCTGGTGGAGGAAGGTTGTCGATAAGTTTTCTGTCTAGATAAAACTCAGACAGTTTCATAATTAACCTGCTAGTGTTTTTAACAAACGTGCTTCGTAATCAATTGATTCACGCCTTTCACGTCCAGCGGTTTCAA